ATAGTGCTGAAGCAGCAGCTATTGTTAATACTTTTTTGAGCATTTAATTAAAAAAATTAAAGTTATATACTAATGGATTTCAAATGCTTTTCAAGGTTTTGTTACTACGACTTGATCTAGTCTTACACGCTCCACTGCAATAAATTCTTCTTTGCTCCATAGTATTAAAAATTACAGCACAGACAGGACAGGTTCTTACAAGTATGCCTTCTACTTTTTTACATTTTCTTTCTTAGGTTGCTTTTTGTCTATTTCTTTCAATAACAATTGATATGCTTGCACTCCACCTTCAAGTTTTAAGACATATTGTCTCTGATTTATTATTTCCTGTTGCCATTCAAGAATTTGTTTTTCTATAATTTCCTTCATGCCATTTCTTCGTCAGAAGTCCATGCATCTGTATTTAATATAGTCATAATCTGATCTTTAGTATAAGGCCCTTCTGTTCCTGTTAAGTTGCTGACACAAGCTGGTGTTGTATCACCATCCCATTTTATAAATGTTTTTGAATTGTCAATAGATTTTCTGACAGTAGAAGCAGAAGTTTCTAAAACTTGAGAAAAATCTACTTTATCAAGTTCAGAGGTTTGAATGATTAAATAATTGCGTGTCACTGTTGTTCCTAAATCAAAAACTGCGTTGTCTTTATTACTCATAATTATAAACCAAATCTAGATTTTAAAGCATTGTGGTTTTGCAACACTTCTGTTGCAGATAAAGCTCTATTATAAACAGCTATTGCTGCAATATAACCTTGAAAGCCTTCATTACCAGCACTTGTTGCAGATACACTACCAGCACCAAAACTCCAGTTACTAAATGTAGGTGCATTGTTATAAGTAGCTCCTGTTTCTTTTATTTTTGTTCCATTTACATAAAATTTATTAACTCCATTTTGTGTATGTGTCATTGTAAAATTGTACCAATTATTATTTGCAGCAGTACCTGCTATAGTTCCAGTAGTAGGACCATAAGTTATTAATGCTGTGCCATTAAAACCAAAATACCACTTATCGTTACCTTGATCGATTAATGTTTGATAACCACTTAAATTGTCAGGATAACACCAAACTGAATATGTCATTGTTGGATATGTAATAGTTGTACCATCAGTAACATATGTACTTCCAGTTACAGGAACAAATGCTCTACATTCATCAAAATAACCACTGTTGTTACTTGAATATGTATTAGACCCTGAATTAGAACTTAATGTAGCATTACTAAAAGGACTGCTTGATGGTGCTAAGTTTGTCCATGTCGTGCCACTGCCAGAATATGAATTAGAATTACCTGCATCTAATAATATATCCAAACCAGTTGCTATTATTCCAGAAGGATCGCTGACTGTTGCGTAACCATAAGTATCTTTGGTGGCGTTGTAATTACTTAGTACTTCACTAGCTGAAAGAGCAGAACTGTAGGCAAATACTTGTGCTATCTTTCCCTCCCAATGTCCAGCTACAGAAGAATAATTAGAACCAATTGTTTGTGGGCCACGATCATAAGTATTACTGCTTGTGACAGTAGAAGTAGAACTTCCATTAAGATATAAAGTATAGGTATTTGATGACCTTGTAACAGTTATGTTGTACCAAACACCTGTTGATAATGTTGAATTAGAAAAAAGACCAACCTCTACAACAGTACTATCTGTAATTCTTATTCCGTCCCCATTCTTATATTTTAATTGAAAACTACCAACATTAGTATAATCTGAGACTATGTTATAACTATTAGTTCCAGAAAAAGTATCTGAATTAACCCATGCTGATATTGTAAAATCAGCATTTGGGTCAAACATATCTGAGCCTGTTTCTATACGATCATTACTACCATCAAAAATTAAAACACCACTAAAATCAGAATCAAACGTAGGGCTATTTATTAACGTACCATTATTAGAACTACTGCTTAAATCAGTCCAAGTTGTTCCACTGCCAGAATAAGACATGGATTTTCCAGCATCTAAATAAAATACTAAATTAGTAGTGCTGATAGCACCTAAGAAGTTGCCTTTTGTGGCATTGTAATTCTGTAATACTTCACTAGCTGATAATGCCTTGCCTTTATATACATGAACTTGTGCAACTGAACCATCCATATATCTATTTTGATTTCTATTATTAGCTACATTAAAAACATTTTTAACATCTGTTGCACTACTAAAGTTTCCTACATTTGTTGACCCATAATTTGCACTAGAACCAGTGGCATTAAGAGTTCCATTTACATAGAATTTTAATTCATCTTCTGATCTATCATTTACTATAAAAAGATAAAACCAAGTACTTGTGTAATTATTTAGTGTAGTAGTACTTATTTCATTATTACCACCACTACTATCTTGTAAATAGTGTCTAAATTTATTACTATAGTATTGATCTAATTGCCAACTGCCATTATCACTGTTTGATCCACTTGATAAGACAGACTCAAATCCAGTAGCTCCCTGAGCATCTACTTTTACCCAGACACCATAACTATAATCACCTGTTCCAAATTGGAAAAACGCTTGATTTAAAGCGGATACGGCATAATCATTAGCACCATCAAATACTATTGTCCCTCCATCTCGCGTACTAAATGTAGGCCCGTTTGTAAGTGTTAAATCATTATTATTACCACTTATATCATTCCAAGTTGTTCCGCTTCCACCATAGGAACTAATATTACTAGCATCTAAGTGTAAAACTAGGTTGGTTGTAATTAATCCTATGTAATTAGACTTCGTTGCATTGTAATTTTGTAAAACTTCACTGGCTGTCAGTGCTTTTGAATATACTTGGAACATTGATACATTCCCATCTAACCAAGATGAAACTCCACTTTGCACATATCCAATATTAAAATTTTCATTATTACTATTAATACCTTGTACTGCTGTTGAATTAAATAGTGCTACTTGTTGACCATTTAAATAAGTATAATATTTATCATTTGTTGTATCTAAAACCACACATATATTATGCCAAGTATTCGTAACACTATTTCCAAAAACATTATTAGCAGTAGTCCATCTATATTCTCCTGTACTACCAGCAGGGTTATTTGTAACTAAAACTGTTAATACATTAGTATTGCCACCACCAACATCACCACTTCCAGTATTAGCTGTTGATGTAGCACTTTTGTCATACCATAAAATAAGAGGTTTAAAACCTTCAATGGTTGGATGAGTAATAATTACATTATCTCTACTATCAATATCAAATTGAATCCAAATGTTAAACGAGCAATCTTTATGGACAGAGATATCTGAGTTTATACTTGTACCTAATGTTATATAATCATTAGAACCGTCAAACACTAAATATCCGCCATCATTACTACTGTAAGCAACACCATTAACTAAAGTTGCATTATTAGAATTACCGCTTATATCTGTCCATGTTGTTCCGCTTCCACCATAAGAGTTATTAATTGTTGCGTTAAGATCAAGAACTATATTTGTAGACACAATTCCTGATGTGCCATTGTAAACACCACTACTGGGATCAGCACCAGGGTCACCCTGTTCAGAAAGATAAAAAGATATTCTTTTACCAGACACATACTTAAGACCAACACCTGATCCAGTAAATTGAAACCCGTCCTGCGTTTTAAATCCCATTTAAGACTCCTTATCTCCTATAACCAGTGCGTTTATTGCACCACCCGATCCAACAACAATCTGTATTGTATCTCCATTAGTCGTGAGAATTATAGGAAAGTTAAATTCTAAAAAATATGTGTCTTTAGTAACTATATTGACCTCTAACAAAACATTACCCGTTCCAACACTTCCGCCATTTGGTACGATATGACCCTTTACATTTACAGTTCCGCTATGAGTGTTATGTAATATCAAACCTCTTACATAGTTTGTTTTACCTGAAGCTACTGTAAGGACAGTGGTTGTTGCACTAGCACTACAAGAGGTGAATAATCCTAATCCTGTTTTTGATAAAGCCATTTCTACCTCCTAAGTAAACATCATGACTTCAATAAGATCAGTGCTTGAACTTCCTCCTGATTGACTGACCCATGAAGTGCCACCCGATCCATTGGTTTGTAAAACCTGCCCACTAGACCCGTATCCTGACGGAAGAGTATAAGTCAGATTACCAGAGAAATCAGCATGGGCTGGTGCTTGTATTGCTGCGTAATGTGCATTATTTGACTCACAATATAGACGTAGTTGAGACTGTGAACCTGTATTTTTTACTCCTAAAATACCACTTGATATAAACTTTGAGTTCATATCTAAATCACCACCTAACTGTGGTGTTGTGTCCTCAACTATGTTTGATAAACCATTTACCTTTACAACCGAGTTACCATCAGTTTTATTAAATATATTTCCAGTACTTGTATCAACTAAAATTTCTGCTGTGTTAGAGAAATCACTTGTTGATGGTGTTGAAGTACCTCTTTTATGTCTTATAACATTTGCCATATTTTAAAAGGTACCTCCATTAACATCAAAACCAGAAGTTGCTCCGTCCTCAAGAAATGTCACTAGATCTGAGAGAGCCACTTGCTTCATTGTTCCGTTATCGTTCATCACCATACGATCTGCTGTTGCAAGAGTAGTTGATGTCGCAGATGTTCCACCGTCCATGACGTTCAATTCGCTAGTCGTTACCGTTGCACCGTCAAGGATTTGGACTTCACTCTCTGATAAATCTGCTAAAACGGCTGCTGTAGTTTGCCCCATAGTTGCAAGCTCTGTTAGCTTGTCTGAATGAGGTTCAACATCAGTTCCTATAACTAAGCCCAAAGCAGTCCTTGCAGCAGAACTAGTGGTACTTCCTGTACCTCCGTCTGATATGGCTAAAGTTCCAGTAATAGAACTAGCAGCTAAATCTATAGCCAGTTCAGTAGATTCTATAACTAAACCACCATTAGCTTTTAAATCTAAACTAAGTTCATTACCGCTTTTATCAAGACCATTTCCAGCAGTTAAGTTACCACTGGATGAAAAAGTACTGAATGAAAGATTATTAGTGCCTACAACAGCACTACCTTTATTACTAGTGCAAACAAATCCGATATCAGCATTTGTTGAACCTTGCTCTACAAATGTAAATGCACCAGCAGCATCAACACCTGTAGCTAAATCATCTGTTCTCTGCCATGTACTTGCTTTACAAAGATAAATACCATTTTGTGATGCAGTAGATTGATCTTTTACAAGTACCCTGTCATCAGCTATAACAGAAACACCATCAATAGTTTGCGTTCCAGAAAGTGTAATATTTGCTGTAGTTGCAACCTTACAGGATTGTTTTACATCTAATCCTTCACTGGTGCTGTCCACGTATCCTTTGGTTGCAAAATGTGCATCAGCGGTTGGTGTAACTCCACTAACAGGGTTAGTTGCACTTGCTAACTGGTCTACTCTATTTGTTTGGACTGCGGAATTGAAATTGCTGACCTTCGAGGCAGTTATGGAAGGAATATCTGCGTCAACGAGAGATCGGAAACTTGGAGCAGCAGCCGATCCACTCGTAGGACCAGCTAAAATTGCATTTGCACTTCTTGTATCTGTCTTATTAAAAAATGCACCAGCACCACCAATAGTAATTATCGAACTTGCCTCTGGTGGAGTTGCTCCATTATCACCAAAACCATAATATAGTTTCAGATCATTTTCATTAAAGGCTAATTCTGATGGAGATAAAGTCGAAGGTGCACCAGCAGATCCACTAGCTGCTCTTTTTTTAATTCTAATTGTATTTGCCATTTAAAAACTGCCTCCAAAGACTAATGATAGTTTTGTCGTGGTATTATCTGCTTTCAATGTACCACTTGCTGAATCAAAATACAGCACCGAATCATCTACTGCATTACTTAAGTCTATAGCAGTTCCACTTGGACCTTGAGGCCCTTCGGTAGATATGGTGACTACAGTAGCGTTACCTTCCGTTACCGTAACAGTATTAGTAGTCTCATTGACTGAGACTGTATTCTTTTCTTCTGTAATCTGTACACTGTTCATGCTGTATAACCCTCTGATATAAATATAGTACCTTCCAAATAATATTCTTTTTCGCCTGATCCATTTGTTAATAAGACATCATATCTCAAAACATTAGGTGAAAATGTTGCCGTCTGTGTATGTGTCAATGAAATACTGACTGAACCTGCTGATCTGTCTGTATAGGCAACAGAAAAGTCAGCATATTTTGTGGTTCGTGTCTCGTCCCACACCTGTGCAGCAACAGTAAAACCCGTTAAATTTATTGGATTATTACTACTGTCCTTAAAAATTAAAGGTATAGAATGATCTGACCTTCTTTGTAAAGTAAAATTATAAGTACCAGGTGAAATTGCCATTTAAATATAAGGTGACGTTCCAAGTATATCAGTATTCCATTGTGCCTTCAGTGCATCTGTATCTACTGCGGAATCAATACCAGAATCGGCTGGAGCATCTCTTAATGCTTGTCTTTTTGCTGCTATATCAGTTGTACTTAATCCTGCTTCTAAAGCTTTATTAAACTCAGCGTCAAGTTCTTTAAATTTTTCTGCTCTTGCAACACGAATCCTATCTTTATGAATTTCTCTGGCTTTTGCCATGTCAACACCAAATCCCATAATTTACTCCGTATAAGTCCAAGCGTTTCTAAAACTTCTGTCTGTAGGAATTGCAGATTTATCAACAGTATAAACTGTCTTACCACTAGGGCAATCCTTATTTTTAATTTCTTCTAAACTTAAACCACAGTTGTCGGCTGGAACAACAATAGAAATACCTCCGTCATCATTAGCATAGATAAATCTCTTGTCTGAATTAGCCATAAGTTTTTACTTTAAGTATATCTTAAGGAGTTTTAATCGCCAAAAACAGCACAACAATTAAGTTCACTGTCTCTTGCATATGGTGAACCTTCTTGAAATTGACTTAAAACCCTAAAGGTTGTTGTTGTAAAACTATTGTATAAACCTAAAATCCTAAAAGGATCTGTAGAAGACTGACCTGATGCTCCTGTTACAGCATAATTTGTATTGCTCATAGCATTAGTCAAAGTTATAGTTGTATCCCCAGTACCATTATCTGTTATAGAACTAACATTAAAACTATCTCGGATTGCAATTGTTCCAGTTCCATTAAAATTAATCCATGCTTTAGCTCTACCTTGATTTAATTCCTCTGCTGTTGATGAGTTGTTTCCACTTGTATCTTTTATAGAAGCTAGTCTAGTCTCATTAAGAGTTGATAATCCTGAGACAGTTAAAGCACTTAAAGTTCCGACCGAAGTAAGACTTGAAGCCGTTACTCCACTAGCCAACGTATTACCAGTAAGACTAGATGCTGCAACTGTTGCAAAAGATAAAGCACCTGATGAACCCACTTTTAAAAACTCTCCATCATTTCCATCAGTTGTTGGCAAAGTAAGAGTAAAATTAGAACTTATTGTTGCGGGTGCTTTGATCGCTGCATAATTTGAACTATCAGAATCTCCAAATCTGATTTCATTTTGTGCATTTAAAGTTACACCATTCTGATCTAAAAATAATTGTTCTGTTCCTGATGCTGCAAGTCCTACTTGATTTGAACCTTTTCTAAAAAAACCTGTAGTAGAATCACCAAAATGAATTGAAGGATTAGAAGCTGTTTGATTTGGTAAACCTAAAACACCTGTCATACTACCTCCAGTAGCAGGTAATAAACCTAGATTCACAGTATCTACTGGACCTATGGTTGTAAAACCATTATTAGAAGAGTTTCTAATTTTTAAATTATTATTATCAGCAGTATCAACATAAGGCATAAACGCCTCTGTATTTGTTGGATCTGAACCTCCACTGTTCAGTGTTTTTATAGCACTAAAAACTGAATTAAGATCACTTCTAACAGAAGCTCCAGAAGCATTAGCTATGTTATAGTCTGCGACTTGAGCCATAATTAATAATTAAACACCTTTACCATATCCTACAGCAGAAAAAGTGAAAGATCTATCAACAAAAGTATTAGTGTTATTTCTCATAATTTTTATTGTAAAACCTGTTCCGCTTACATTAGATATTTGAAAGAAATCACCATCTATAGCATCTTGTATTGTAATTCCAATAGCAGGAAGGAAAGCATTTGCACCGCCCAGTGATGACGTTCCAACAAAGAATGGTTTACCAAAGGTAACTGTCTTACCAGAAGAAGATGTTCCAGACTGTTGTGGTGCGGTGGAAGTTCCACTACCTGTCTGATAGTTCTGTTCTGTTCTTGCTTGAAATAATGCTGTAAAACCTGCTTGTTGTACATTAATATTTTGAACAGTATTAGTTGTCTCCAATATAAGTTTAAATTTAAATCTTCTCCCCTTAAAATTACCATTTGCAAAATTATTAAATGCACCAAATGATCCTGATGCTGTCTGTGATGTTGCGACTTGTATCTGACAATTAACTTCATCTGCTGCTGGCCCGTCAAAATTGCCATCAATTGCATAATCATCCCAAAAACTACCTGATGGGATAAGAGTTTCAATATCACTAGCAGTATTAAAACCAACAGCTTGTATTTTTCTAGTTAAATCAAGAGAGAATACACCTTCTAGATCAACAATAGATGCAAATTCATACTCTCCACTTGCATTTGCAGATGGATCGGTGAGTTGTAAAGCACTCGCGGTACTATTAAAGGTTGTATTAGTTTTTGTTCCACTGAAAGGTGTTCCCAGTAAATCCTCTCTTTGTGTCAAAATTGTTTGGGTGTCAATTAGGTCTGGCAGATCAATAATTATGCCTGTTTCTTGAGAACTAAAATTACCTTGATCATCTTGAAACTTTAAAATATATTCTCCTTCTAAAAAAGGCACTATTGCATCAGTAGTATTACCAGACAAAGCAGATACAAGATCCACTGAATTTTGAAATGTGCCAGTTCCATCTGTTAAATTACTGTGCCTTACATAAACTCGTCCTCCATGTATAACATCAGGATCTACAGATTTTGCCCATCTAAGCCTGACTAATTTATTTGTAATTGGTTCTACAGATAAGTTTTGAACATTACCTGGTGGATCTGATTTTCCAACCGCATTGAAAGTTAAATTACTTGATGTGGCTGATAATTTTAATCCAGAATTATAAGAAAACACTCTAAATTCATAAACACCTGCCTCTGTGTTAAATATTTCAAAGTCGGGTTTTAATACGACCTCATTAATCCAATTGGTATTATTAAATCTATATTGAAAAAGATATTGATTTACTCCCGTGACAGAAACCCAAGACACTATAATTTTAGGAACTGCCAAAGAATTAATCACAACAATTTTTTCTAATGCTTGTAAGTTTCCTGGTGGATCTTTTGGTTCATTTAGCAATGAAATATTTCTTGTAGGTAAAGTTGTACCCTGATCAATATTTGCATACTTACCATCAATATATGTAAGTGCTGTAATAGCGAAGTTAATACCGTCCTGTTCTTCTACAGTGATAACTCTAAAAGTTTGAGCTTCAAGATCTGAACTTACTATCATCCATATAGAATTAGTATTTGGTGCAGAAGAAAAAGCTGAACTTACAGTTATCACGGAACTAGAAATATTACTTATTGTTTTTGTTTCTACAGATCCATCGGGTAAAATTACACTACATTTTTGATTTGAGCCTGTAAAAGAATCTAAATCTTTAATATTATCTACTGTTATTGTAGTAGTCGTAGCAGATTTTATACGACCACTTCTTCTTTTATTTGCTCTTACTGGGTCGTTTATAGATATAACAGAACCAGGTCTGACAATAGCTCCAGCATCTATTGATGTTGTAAAACTAACTACTTCAGTCTCTTGTTGTTCACTAAACAGTATTGCTTTACCTAACCTTTGGGCTTGACCACGAGAAGTACAGGCAAATGCCTTTACATCTTTCTTAATTATTCCTAATTTATTCTGAGCAGAGGTATCTTCTACAACCTCATAATCTATTTCTCTACTATCCATATTGAAATAGCTGACATTTATTACCGTATGTCTTTGTTTTAAACTGCTGCCTGAGTAACTAAACCCACCTTCACCTACATTCGCCAAGCTAAACAGATAACTTGGATCGGTGGGTCTATCCTGTGAGATAGTGACAGAACCCTCAGACCAAATAGGAAAGCATCTCATTACTCCTGCTAATTCATTTATCAAGGTAAATGCTTCTGTTGATCCCTGTATATTTACATTGCAGCTAAATCTAGCTTCCTGTCCACCCTGAAAATCATCTACTAACTCATTAGCATACTTACTGGCAGCAATAAAGCTGAATAAATCTAGATTGTTGTCTGTGATATGCGTTCCAAAACCATATCTTTCGGTAGTAAGAAGATCAAGCAATATTAAGGCAGGGCAAGAACACCACTGAGCAGCACCCATTGTGCCATTAAATATGTAACCACTGGGATAGATAACTCTTCCTGTCTGTAAATCAACAGTGGGAGTACCAGAACTGGAAGCACCTGCACCTGGGATTCTTACCTTTACACCACGAATACGAAAAGCTCTTTTGGGTATAGAACTAAACTGTTCAGAATCTATTCTTAGGTTGGTATAAGCACTGTTAGGATAAGTTTGTTTATCATCAACTATCTCTGAAATAGAAGTCCAATTAAAAGAATTTTTTAAATTATCTGAAGAACTATCAGCCGTTAATCTTACGACTCTAATATCAACAGGAAAAGCTCCTGTGATAGAGACACGATATTCTTTTTGATATGCATCAGCAGTTCTACCTGTAATCGTGTCATTTATTACGTCTGTAAAACTACCACTGTTATATCTTATCTGTATTTTAAAACTTACAGATGTACCATAAATATCACCTTTATCGGTAAAACTTTGTAACTGTGGAAATGTAATTGTTACTTTCGCAGCATCAACAGCAGTATTAGTTATCTGACGAGTGACGGGAGAAGAATTTGTAACTGTAACTCCTACAGCAGTTGTTGATTGACTACCTTCTATCCCAGGAACATGAGTTTGATTTGATGTTCCAAAACGAGGTGTGAATTCTACATTCTGGAAATTAAAATCTGCTAACTGTGGATTTGTATTATTAGCACTTGAATTAAGAACAGGAGTATCATTTAAAAATATGTCTTTTAATGCAGCGTTGTTATAGGCTGTAGTTCCTTTTGTTAATCCTGCCTTTGATGGAGTAGCAAAACCTTCTATTTCACCTTCAGATATAAGATCCTGTAAAGTAGCAAATTGTTTACTATTTAAAGAATCCGCAGCTTTAAAAGGCTTTGGAGGCTTTGGAGGCCCAAATAATCCGAAGAAAGCACCTCTAATAATTTTATCTGTCATGCTGATACCTGATTAGTGTCAATTCCTGCTGAAATCAGAACCGATCCAGTAATTATTTCACCGTAAACGATTGGGTGGCTAGTTCCTGCTCGTGATGTGTTTTGCACCCCAGAAAAATTAAAAGATATTCTAGGATCTTCTTCTTCGATAGGGTCGTCTGATGAAAATAACATTTGGTTTACACCTTGTAAAACCAAAGCTGCTCCTAAATTAAATGCAAAATTTCCAAAAGTATTTAATTCTAAACCTCCTGCGGACGTAAGAGCAGTGAAGCCGCCTCCTGTTGCTATAGAAAATCCAATTAATACTGCTCCTATAATAAATTTTCTAGCTCCTGATCCTGCTCCTGATATAGCTGGTACAAAATGTA